GTATTGACGTGAAAGAGACACCGGAAGAAATCATCGCCATGCTTACCGAAGGAGCAGCCAAATGACTATCACACTACAGGCGGTAAACGAGCTCATTCAGTCGCTGGAATCGGCTGGCGAGCTGTCAATCAAAGAGCGTAAGTATCTGGACCTGGCGAAGGCGTATGCGGACAAGGAAGCGGAGAGCGTGGCTCAAGCGCTAACGTTCGAGAAATGCCGCGAGGTTTCAGGCTGCCCGGCTGGCGTAGACCTGCAGGACTGGGTGAAGCAGCTGGCGGCGGAGAACTTGGCAATGAAACAGCAGGAGCCAAAAGCCTGGTATATCCGTATGACTGATGAAGTAACAACAGATTCGGATGAGGCGAAAATGTGGGCTGGTGTACCGCTAGTGTTGGTGGGCATCGAAACCCCCGCCACCGATCGCATCGTAGCCGGGATAAAGGCTGATACCGCAAATCAGATGTGCGTTGCCTTTGTTAAACACAAGGAACTTGCTGGCCTGTCTGATGATGATGTGGTGACAGTTCGTGAAGCTACAGACGCAGTACTGCATTGTGCTGAGGTGATTAGTGAGGGGGCTGACAAATGATCCACTTCCACGGAGGGCCAATCACGCCAGATACCTGTGCGTTGAAGGCGTGGAAGGGGCGCCATGCGTTCATTAGCTTTGTCAAACGCTGGTCAGTTAGCACTGGCTAGCGAGGTTACTCAATCATTTGCTCTGGATAACGGCGCATTCAGCTTCTGGACGAAAAAACGCGTGGTGGACTGGAACGAATATTACGCCTTTGTCGCAAAGTGGATGAACCATCCTCGATTTTCCTTTGCTGTAATTCCTGACGTCATCGGCGGTACGAGTGAGGAGAACGACGCACTGATTGCTGAGTGGCCTCACGGGAAGATAATCGGCGCGCCGGTATATCACTTCAATGAACCGGATGAGCGATTTATCCGCCTGTGCCATGAGTTCCCGCGGGTATGCATTGGTTCAATGGGCGAGTACGACGCCAAGCGCCCCCGGGCCTGTCGGGCGAAACTCCGGGACCTCATCCGCCATGTTGTGGACAAGAACGGATATCCGATTGCCAAGTTGCATGGCCTGCGCATGCTCAATGCCGACATATTCCGCCACATCCCTCTGTCATCAGCTGATAGCACAAACGTAGCCCGTAATATCGGCATCGATAAATCCTGGCAGAAATCAGCCTATGCGCCGGCCAGCAAAGAGACTCGCACCGCTGTACTCGTTGAGCGTATCGAGTCAATGAACAGCGCCAGCGCACTCAACTATAACGCCGAACGCGACCGTTTTATGCCGCAATTGGCCTTTGAGATTTAGGGAGTCAACGATGACTGATATCACCGAACTGGCGCAGAGTCTGAAAGCGGCAGCAGAGAAAGCTATTGGGGCACATGAACGACTCGCAGCATACCCATATGGTGAGATTATCGATATTTCTCAGCAGGAAGGTGAACAGATTGATATCGATATTACAGATATTAATGAGTTCCACGAAGAAGCCAACCCTGCCAACATCCTCGCGCTGGTAGAGGCGCTGGAGAAGGCGCAGCGCTACATCGAGGAATTGCGGGAGTGGAATGCAGGTCTGGCTCAGGAATCTTTCGAGCGACAGCAGCGCATCGCCGAGCTGGAGTCTCGCACCGTCACCGTGAAGCTGCCGAAGCGCTCCGTTGGCGAAGTTATGCATATGAGCGGATTCAGCCGGGATTATGCCGATGGTTGGTGTGCTGGCAATGACAATGCGATTCACCAGATTTGCAATACACCGGGCATCAAGTGGGAGGCGGAGTGATGGCACTGACCAAAAAACAGCGCGCAGAGCTGCGCATGAAGTTTGGCGGCCGCTGCGCTTACTGCGGCTGTGAGCTTAGAGATAAATGGCACGCTGACCATGTCGAAGCGGTTCGAAGAAATATCAGTAACGGATACGCAATGGATAGGCCAGAAAACGATACGGTCAGCAACATGGTTCCGGCGTGCATCCCTTGCAACCTGTTCAAAATGTGCAGCACGGTTGAGGATTTTCGCAATCGTATTGCAACTCAGGTCGATGTGACTCGCCGGGCATCGAGAAGCTACCGCACCGCAGAATCATTCGGCTTAGTTCAACCAACTAACGCGCCGGTGGTGTTCTGGTTCGAAAAGTATCAGGCAGAAGGAGCCAACCAATGACCAAATCAACCATAACGGATGAACGTATTACCTCAGTAATCGAGCGTCTGGAGCATTTTGCCAGTAATCTCAAGTGGACAGATGTACGTGGAGCTCAAGACCTGCTAACTGCCGCTGATGGCTTGCGTGAGCTACAGGAACGCCGCAAGGTAAACGCAGATTTAACAATGTGGGTTAAGCGATTGGGTTATTCACTCAAAAGAGCGAAACCAGATAGCAAGTTACCTGGCGAAGCAATGTCGTATTTAAGCGCTAAAGGGATTATCAGCGTGGGGGATATTTTGCGATGACCAAGTCAACCATAACCAGAGAGCGCCTGCAGGAAATCGCTGAAGATGGATTCCTGAAGCATGGCGAAAGCAAAGAACTGGCTCGCACGGCGCTGGCCGCAATGGACAGCGAACCGGTGACACAGGATGAACGTGAAGCATTCGAAGCGTTTATGGCTAAGCGATTCGGCGATTTTGTAGACCAGCGGCGCGCCAAAAATGGAGACCAGGGGTATATGGCATGGGATATGGTCGTGGCGTGGACAGCATGGCAAGCCCGCGCCGCCATGCTCCAGGCTGAACCTGTAACGACGGCTAACAAGTTGGGCAACTCTCCGGTAGTTCCGGATACATGGATTTCGGTAAGCGAGCGGATGCCTAAAGTAGGCGATGAAATACTCTATTTCTGTCAAGAGGATGGTATGAAAGACTGCGGCATTGTTAGTTCATCTAATTTCAGCGGCAAAGGTGATAAACAGCTCTATGTTTATACTGCTTGGGGTGACCTTCATTTTGGAGTAGAGATAACCCAGTGGATGCCGCTTCCAGCCTCCCCGCAGGAGGCCACTAATGGACAATGAAAGCGACAACGTCATCACCCTGGTGCAACCAAAGCGTGATGAAGAGAAGCTTCTGAATATCACCGTAACTGACCGAAAGGACTACATGCAGCAGCGGTGCAAGCATCGGGCCGTTGAAGTTGATGAACAGCATCGGCTGATTAAGTGCCTGCAATGTGGCTGTGCCGTTGACCCCCTTCCAGTACGTTCTTCAGAGCGCCATCGATGGAGAGGCTGTGGTCACTGAGATAGCGAAACTTCACCTCCGGCGTGACGAACTGCGAGAAGCTGTCGCCAATCTGGAGCGTGAAGAGAAAAACGCAAAGGCACGTTTGCGCTCTGCCAGGACAGCAATCCTCTTTGCAGAGAACGACCTGAAAAACACGGAGCAGGGAGTAAAACAATAAAACGCAAATACGCTATTTGTTATCAACAAATCTTAGGTTTGTATTTATGCGCATGATAACCAGAAAGAAGCCAGCCTTCACTGAACTGTATCAGACCGGAGTTCTGACCAGGTAGTTTAAGTGTTGTAGAATATTAGTCTAGTAATATGTTGATTTATCTACATAATTTACATTTTAGTAATTTAATTATCCTTTTTTGTATGGTACATTCCTATTGCGATGTAAAACCAATCGGAGGTGCTATGGGTATCGATCAGCTTTGCATGAAACAGGAAGAATGGGCAATGGAGATGCTTGTCAGGGTGGGGGCTCTAACTCCCTGCCCACATCATGAAGGCGTTTATATTGATGAGGGTATCGATAGTTCTGACATCTACGAAATATGCCGCTGGGGCTTATAAAAAAGCAATGGAGGACATCCATTTGAAGATTTTAAAGGCATGACGGATACCGTCAAAATGAAGTATGAAGAGCATGGCGGCAACGATATATGCTCGCTTTGCTTTAAGCACATAGACGACTAACTAAGTGGCCTCTCCGGAGGCCTTTTTCTCGCGTTGATTTTCAATAATCAACCAGCCATAATTACTTCACCAGAGCCTGAACAACTCCGGTGACTTCTGCGCTTTGAGGGGACTCAAAGTGCAAACGACAATCAGAACACCTTTCAACCAGTCACAGATGCAGAAATGCACCTGCGATTTTTTGCATTCTACGGTTTCCGTTAAGGAGCCGTATGACTCTGCCAGTAGACGGTATCAAACTCCATCGCGGTAACTTCGCGGCCATCGGCCAGCAGATTCAGCCATTGCTGGATGCC